GACTTAGCTACCTAGCCAATCACGAAGCCCCGATAGTTTTTTACGAGGACGTTTGCGATCTTGATGCCAAAGCTTACGCCGGGCAAATAGATATTTTAATAGGCGGCAGCCCTTGTCAAGACTTCTCAACCGCAGGGCAACGCGCGGGCGAGGATGGAGAAAGAGGTAGCCTGATATGGCAATTTTACCGCGTGGTTAGCGAAGCTCGCCCTAAGGTCTTTATCTACGAAAACGTCAAAGGGTTTTTGTCAATCGACGGCGGCAAAAGCTATCAGAGGTTTTTGGGCGCTTTGCGCGGGCTAGGCTATCACTGCCACGCCGAAATTCTCAACACAAAAGACTACGGCATACCGCAAAATAGAGAACGGTTGTATATCGTGGGGTTTTTGAACGCAGACGAATATCACGCTTTTTCTTATGCGCCCAAACAGACGCTAGAGTTAAATTTGGGTGATATGCTAGATCGCGAAGTAGATGAAAAATACTTTTTGAGCGATAGGGCTTTGGCGCATTTTCGCAGCAAAAACCCCAAATTTAATGGGAAATTTCGCCCCAAAGACGCAAACGAGAATATCGCCAACACTCTCACTACAAACCCGGGACACCGCAGAACGGATAAGTTTATCAGAGCGGCGGGCGAGCTTGACGCAAAAGGAAATGAGCGCATACGAAAGCTCACTCCGCGCGAGTGCCTACGTTTACAAGGTTTCCCTAAAAACTTTAAGATCGTGACGAGTGATACGCAAACCTACAAACAAGCTGGGAACGCAATGAGCGTAAACGTCGTAAAAATGATTCTAGAGCGCGTAAAGCTCGCTAAAAATAAAGAATTTAGATTAGGAGCGTGAGATGATCGCTGAAACATCGCTAAAAGCATACCGCGCCATAAAGCCGTTTCTAAACGGCAAACGGGCGCAGGTATATGAATGCTTTAAATTGCATCCAAACGGCGCGACACGGCAAGAAATAGCGCGCTGGTACGGCGAAACACATAAGTTTAAAGAGTGCGGCGTATGCGGTCGTGCAAACGAACTGATAGAGCGAGGCTATCTGGTAGTAGTCGGCACGAAAAAAGACGCCGTTACGGGGCATAGCGCGGAAATTTTAAAAGCCGTTGAAAGGGTGGCGTGATGCCCGATATTGAGTTTATTATCGCGTCTTTTGCGATCGGGATTATTTTGTTTGAGCTTGTTAATTATTTTAATTTTAGGTTGTGAAATGAAACTTTTAGCCTTGATTATTTGGGCAATTCTCGGCTTTTTGGCGATTTGCCTTTTTGCGTCGGTCGCGTTTGCGTGGCTGGCGGTTGAGAAATTTAAGGGGGATGAGGAATGATAAATCTAATTTTGGAGGCGAACTGTGAGTAAAAAACTATTTTGGATAAAACTTAAAAAGGATTTTTTCGACGATCCTAAAATTTTAAAAATAAGAAGTGTGGCCGGCGGTGATACTTACACCTGCATCTATCTTAAGCTTTTATTGAAAAGCCTAGACGATGACGGCGTTATATTTTTTGACGGCATAGAGCCGACGATAGAAGCCGAGATCGCGCTAAAAATAAGGGAGCAAGAGATAAATGTCAAAGCCGCTATGGCTATCTTTGAAAGCTTGGGGCTATTGCAAAAGGGCGAAGACGACGACGTGAGACTCCCCGAAGCGGTAAGCCTAAGCGGCGGAGAATGCGACAGCGCAAAGAGAGTTAGGGAATTTAGAGCCAAACAAAAAGAGGCTAAAGCGTTACATTGTAACAGCACGGTAACAACCGGTAACAAAAACGTAACCCTAGAGAAAGAGATAGAGTTAGAGAAAGAGATAGAGCAAGAAGAAGCTAACGCTTCTACGCACGTGCGCACGCGTGAAGAGCCTAGCCCCGAACCTAAGCGATTTAAAAAACCGACCCTAAAAGAGCTTGAAACCTACAAAAAAGAGGCAAATTTAAATCTCGTCGATTGTTCTGCGTTTTACGACTTCTACGAAAGCAAAGGTTGGGCTGTGGGTAAGGCGCCGATGAAAGACTGGCGAGCGTCTATGCGCAATTGGCAAAGAAGCGAGGCGGAGCGAATAGCTAAAAGAGGGGCACCGCCTACCGCGAGGGCAAAAGGGCAGGAGACGGCGGACGCGGATTACGACGATTTAGCACGTTTCGGGTTTAGGAGCAACGACGCGATAGAGTGCGAAATATTAGAACTAGGGGCAGATTATGGCGATAGATAGGGTCGAGCTAATAATGCAAGCGGTGGAGTGCAATAAAGTCCAAGCGATGATTTACGAGGACGAGATCAAAGACATCCCCGATAGCAGGCTTATGGATTTTTTCAAATTTAGGCTGCAATTTTTGGATCGGTACGTAAGCAAAGAGTTAGCGATGAAAAAAGCTATCGTCGCGTATAAGACTATCCTCGCAAAAGAGGCGATAAAGCAAGGCAAATATGCCTTTGATAGCCTTGAGACTATGATCGATTTTATCAGGCAGGCGTACAAAGGGCAGGAGTTTTGCTACGGGGTGCCGCCGTTTTATGACGTGGTGCGGCTAGCTATCGACGAGGACGGCGACGTCATAAATAAATTCTCCGTAAATAGCTACGGCAAATACCCTAAGCTAAGCGGAGAGGATACGCAGGCGGTATTTGAATGGCTATTTAATCATCAATACCGCATAGGCGAGGTTAAATTTATCAGCGTAGAAAATTCGGCCAGATACCAAGCTAAAAAGCAAGAAATAGAGCTACGCGAAAAAGGGCAAGATCAAATCATTGACAAGATAAACAAAGACCCTGACGCACCGCTGCCTATCAGCCCTAAAGTAGGCGCGATGCTAGCCATAAGGGCGGCGGTATGAAACTAGAATTTAGACCAAAAGGTGCAACACTATTTTACGAGGTATGGATGGTTGATTTTGTGCGAAATATCGTGAGAATAAAAATTGCGGGGGGAGAAGCACAAGAGGAAATATTGAGCGAGGGCGAGCTAAGAGTAAAAGGCGAGCAAAGGAGTTTGTTTTGACGTTAGAATTTTTTATCCCGCTAACAATAACAAAAGAGCTTAGCCTAAATCAAATTTACGCCGGCGTGCATTGGAATAAACGAAAAGACCAAAAGGATGCGATTTGCCTTTTAACTAAAAACGCACTAGGGGGCAAGATGGTTAAATTTGACGCGCCCGTTTGTATAGAGATGAGCTTTTGCTCGCGCCTAGACGTAAGCAACCACGCCTATCTTTTTAAGATGATTGAAGACACGCTAAGAGGGCTAAAAATAATCAAGGACGATACGGACAAATACGTAAAAAAGGTCATAATGAGTAAGCAAAACGAGTTTAAGGGCGTGGTAGTGAAAGTGAGCGAGGCGGAGTAATGGCAAAAATAACAAACGAGATAAAAGAGAAAATTTTAGCCGATTTTCATACAGGCAAATTTAGCCAAAGAGAGCTGGCGAAAAAATACAACGCGTCAAAGACTACGATTGCGAATTTGACAAAAGGGCTAAGCCCGAAAAATGACCGCTTAGTTGAGGCGCAAGTATCGTTACTATCGGCACAAAACAGCTTAACGGCTACGGAAATGACCGCAATAATGACCGCGGCCAAAGACGAGGCGTATAACCGCGGGCTGATTTTTAATGCTACCCAAAAAAACCTAGCCAAAATCACGGATATGCTAAACAAGAATACTAAATTTGAAAAGGTGGGCGTAGGCGACGGGGTGCAAAGCTTTGAGCCGGTGGAGCTAAACGCAAACGACTACAAAGCCTTGCAAGACGCGATCGATAAAGCCAGCCTAACGCTTGGCGTAAATCAAAGAGCCGCAAACACTACGATCAACAACGCAAACGTGCAGCAAAGCGAAGAAACCAAAATCGTGATAGAAAGACGGGAGCTAGCAGATGAGCGAGATTAAACTCAATCTAAAATACGCCCCTTGGCAGCGCGAGGTATTTTTTGAAAACGACGCGAAATTTACTACGATAGAAAAAGGCAGACGTTGCGGCTTTACCAAAGGGATGGCGAACGCTTGTATCGAGTGGCTACTCGAGGGCAAAAAGATACTCTGGGTCGATACGGTCGCGGGAAACTTGCAAAGATATTACGAGAGATATTTTTTGCCCGAGCTTAAGCAGCTACCGCGCGAACTTTGGAAATTTCACGCGCAGGATAAAAAGCTCACAATAAACGGCGCGTATCTTGATATGAGATCGGCGGAGCGTCCCGAAAATATCGAGGGCTTCGGTTACGACGTCGTGGTACTCAACGAGGCCGGCATAATCCTAAAAAACGCCTATTTGTGGGATAACGCTATTCGCCCGATGTTGCTTGACTACCCGACGTCGCGGGCTTTTATCGGCGGGGTGCCAAAGGGGAAAAATAAGTTTTTCGATCTAGCCTCGCGCGGAATGAGAAACGAAAAGGACTGGGTAAATTTTCAAATCTCCAGCTATAAAAACCCGATGCTGCGCCACGGCGAGATAGACGAGCTAATCGCGGAACTGGGCGGAGCAGGTAGCGACGTAGTGAGGCAAGAGATATACGGCGAGTTTTTAGACACGACGACAAATGCGCTTTTTACTCTATCGATGATAGAAAATTCTTTCAGCGCGGCGTGGGATTTTAACGGCAAGGCTCTAGGCGTTTGGGGGCTTGACGTGGCTCGCGACGGGGATGATGAAAGCGTGCTTTGCCAAAGAGAGGGCTACCGCGTGAAAAGCTTTGAGGGCTTTAGAATAGCAAGCGTCACGGGGCTGGCAAGAGAAATATACGGGCGCTACGAGCGCGCAGAGTATAAGCCTGACGTGATTTTTATCGATACGATCGGCGTAGGCGCTGGCGTATACGACATGCTTTGCGATTTGGGCTTACGCGGCGTCGTAAGAGAAGCAAAAGCGAGCTTTAAGGCTACCGACGAGCGCAGATACGCCAACAAGCGCGCAGAGATGTATTTTTCTTTGCGGGATGCTTTTTCGTTGCTATCTATGGACGCAAACGAGAAAATCAAAAGGCAGCTGCAGATGATCGAATACGAATACGATAGCAAAGAAAGATATTTGATACTCCCAAAAGACGCCATTAAAAAAGAATACGGGGTAAGCCCAGATTACGCGGACGCTTTGGCTCTTACGTTTTTTGACAAGATCGCCCCTAAATTTAAAACCGAGCGCTCGCGAGACGATGATTTTGGGTGGTAAGAATAAGAAAATGGCAAAAATAACGCGTTTTTCCCAAAATAGGGTAGATTTGGGACTGCAACTTGAGTATATTTACGAAAGAATAGAGCCCAAAATCATACGGCAAATAGCCGCGTTAGATGACGAGGCGATCAGGCTATCGGTCGCTGCAATGATTTGCGAGCTCACGAAAGGAGTGCGAGTCGTGCCGACGAAACAACACAAAGTGAGGTTTGCAAGCGCGCTCAAAGCAAAGGGCGTAGGAATGCGCCGAGTGTGCGAGCTAACGGGAATTGGCAAAACCACGTATTACAGATTGGAGGGAAAAGATGGAAGGTAGAGCGGGCTACTTAGATGAATTGCGGCAAATCGCGATCAACGGTTACGAGCGGTATAAACCCGCGTTTGATAAGCTAAACGACGCGTATTTGCTGGTGCTAGAGCCTGAAATTCTACAGAGTTTAAAGGATAGGAATAAAAGCAAAAACTACATACCAAAGCTAAATTCAAAAGCCAAAAGGATTTACGACGGGCTAACGGAGACGTATTTTAACAACGATAGATTTGCCAAACTAGAGCCGTATATCAACTCTACGGACGACGTGATAGACAAATGGCAAGAGGCGTTAGACCACTACTGCGAGCGCATAAATCTTTATAAAGTTTTTGCGCCGATATTTTTAAAGGCCCCTTTTAGCGCATCTTCGGCGGTAAAAGTGTATTGGGAGGATAACGAGGCTAGGATAGAGGAGATAGAGCTTTGCGATTTGTATTTTGACCCGAGCGCGCGGGACTTAAACGATATTCGCTTCATCGTGCACAAAATCTACCTTACGAGCGAGGACGTAAAAGAATTCCTAAAAAATGGAGTTTTTAAGATAGAAACGCCAGAAACTTTTGACGATAAAAAACCTTACGAACGCTTCGAGCTTTTTGAAATTTACGAACTCAAAGGCAAAGAGTGGCAAGTAAGCACTATTTACGAGAGCAATGTTTTAAGGGACGCAGTAAAGCTAAAAGACGGGCAACCTTTCGTATTTGGGTATATGCTCCCACAAGTGCGCGGTAAAAACGACGAGGACTACGTTTGCGCTTACGGCGAGCCTGCGCTTGCGTCTATGCTGCCGTTGCAAGACGAGCTAAACGTAACTAGAAACTCCGTGACCGACGTCGTAAGAACGCACGTATCGCCAAAAGTGATCTTTAACCGCTCGGCTAGCGTATCGCGCGCGGACTTAGAAAAGGTGGGCGAGCCGGTATTTACCGAGGGCGCTGCGGACGTAAAAATAGTGCCGCCCGGCGACATCGGCGCAGCAATGACTGCTTTGCAAACGATAGAAAACGAGATGAGCGAGGTTAGCGGCGTATCCCCTCAACAAAACGGCGCGCCCACTACGAGAAAAGAAACCGCCACTATGGCAAGCATTATGGCGAACGAGGGCAGCGTCAGATTGCAAGGCTACATCAGAACCTACAACGAGACCTTTTTCGAGCCTATCTTTGAAAGGCTGGCGTTTCTCGTGTGGAAATACGGCGATCCGATATTTTTCGCAGGCTTTAATCGCGGAGAGGTGCCTAGTTTTAATGTAAATTTAAACACGGGCATAGGCGCGCTAAACAAAGAGGTGCAAAAAAGGTCGCTAATGGACGCAGGGCAAATAATCGGCGCGCAGTTTGGAATGTGCTTGCAAGTAGGCGATCAAATAGGTGCTCAAAAGATGAAAGAGGCGAACAAAAAGCTTTTGCTTGAACTTTTGCCGCTTTACGGTATCAAAGACGCGCGTAATTTTATAGGAGAGGAGGATAGTTTAAATGTTGCCACAAATGAGAATGCGCCTATACCGGGACAAATTGGCGGAGTATGGGACGCGGCGGGAGCTGGCGGAGCTTATGAACAAGGAGGCTTTTAGGAAATTTATAGAGCATATCTGCGCGCTTTATACGCAAAACTTAAACGTCGCGGAAAACGAGACGCTGAAAAAGAGAGCTAGGCTGGGGGCTATGGGAAATTTAAAACTTCTCGATAGCCTTTTTGACGTATTTGAAAACTACAAGGAGAACGAAAATGACTGAAAACGACGCAATAGAAGCTCTAATGGGGGCATTTGACGAGGGGCAAGATACCGCAAGCGATGAGCCTACGCAAGCAAGCGAGCCACAGGAAGCGGCACAAGAAACAAGCGAGGCGCCCGTAGCCCAAGCACCAAAGGAGACGCCAAAAAGCGAGGAAGCTACGCAAAAAGAGAGCGCGCCCGCCGTAATGACGCCCGAGCAACAAGCAATGCTTGAAAGTATGGGACTAGGCGACATAGGGCAGATCAAAGAGCAATTAGCGCAGTTTCAAGCCGCGCAAGCAGCAGCCGCAGAGCAAGCTAGGCAGCAAGAAATTTTTAATAAAAACTCCGCCGAATTTAAAAAAGATTTCCCGACGATAAAGCTAGAGGAGCTAGGCAAATTTGCGGACGAAAACGGCTTTATGCCATTGCTTGGCGAAAACTACGACGGGTGGAAAGCAGTCGCAAAAGCGATGATAACCATAGCTAAAGTAAGCGGCGAGCCTGATTCTATCATCGGAAGCAACAGGGGCGCGGGCGGCGTAAATGCGTTTGAGCGCGTGAAAAAGGGCGAAAACGTGAGCGACATCGAACTAGGCGCGGAGATTTTAAAATCAGCAGGAATGCTATAAGGAGGAGAAAATGGATTTAGGCGGGTTTTTTAGTAGGGGCGCGGGGGCGGTAAACTCTATCGTGGGCGGAGGTACGCCAGTCGGTGTTAATGGTGGCGGTTTCTGGGATTTTTTAAAAAACGCGGGCGACTGGCTAGGAGGTAGCGACGCGGCGGGAACTCCTAACTGGATGAACGCGCTAGGAATGGCGGGCAATATGTACTCGGGCATTGCGCAACAGCAGGCGGCAAAAAACCTAATGAAACAGCAAAAGGCGGCGTTTGATTTTAATAAAATGCTATCAGAGCGGCAGATTTCAAGGGAAAATCAGGCGAACCAAAACCTACTTAACGCGTGGAACTCGTCCGCTTTCGGCAAGCGCAAAGACGAGGACGAGGGCTATTGATTAAAATTTAAGGAGCAAAAAGGTGGCGTACTTTAACCCAAATAGAGTAGATTTCAACTACAACACAAATATGATAGATGCAGTCGGGGCGGTCGGACGCTCCCTTTGGGACATATACAAAGAAAACGTAACGAAAAACCAAAATCAGATGAAAATCAACGAAACTATGCGATCAAATTTGGCTAGCGAGGCGCTAACGGGTGCAAGAGACGCTGAAACGGCAAGGCATCACGCCGAAACCGAAGCGGAAACGGCGAGCAATAATGCTTTCACGCAAAAATTCAAGCAAAGCGAGCTAGGAGCAAAAATAAATAATTGGAATAACCAAGCTGCGCACTGGAATAATCAAGACAAAATCGGAATGATGAACGCAAATACAGGCTTATACAACGCGGATACGTCGAGAATGAACGCAAATACGCAGGCGCAGAGGCTTGATTTTGATAAGAACAAACATCAGGCCGATTTGTATTCCGATAGTCTAAAAACCGACTTGGGTTTTCAGGCTCTAGGGCTTGAACTGCCCGAAAATTTAAAAACCGCTAGCCCAGAGAAACAATACAGATATAAAAAGGCTATGGTCGAGATAAATACGCCAAACGGCAATGTATACAATGCGCTAAAAGACGCGGGGAAAACGGACGGCAAAATAAGCGGACTTTTAGATAGAAATAAGCTACAACAAAAATACGTAAAAGACATCGCCGATATGACAAGCACCTTACAAGCTCTGCAAAGAGCAAAAGGAGCATATACCGGCGGGGAGGTAGGCTGGCTAGATAATGCCTTGCACGGGGTGGCGAAAGTCTTTGATATTCAGGACAAAAAGACAAGCGATTTTAAAAAGGAGCTTAGCAACGCAACGCTGCTATTTAAAAACGCATTCGGCAGCGGCAAGATGAGCAATATGCAATACGAACAGCTTTTAAAAGCTTTTCCGACGGGCGACGAGATAAGCAACACGGACTTTGAAAGCGCAATGGACGCTACCGCAAATCAGATTAGAACGTTTTATCAAAATATGGTAACTGAAATGCAAAACGGCGGCGTAAATATGGAACAGTTTAAGGAGAGTTTGCCGGCGCTAAACGAGATGATAGACACGCTCTATTTTACGCGTCCACGAGGTGCGAACGGCGGAATGATAGTGAAACAAGGTAGAAATGATTACTAAGGAATATAAATGCAATTTGTAAATTTAACCGATGAACAAAGAAAACAGATAGCCGCCGAGCAGGCGAGCAAAAATATACAGCCTATGCCGATGGAAAAGGGTCTGCAAACAGAGATTTTGCCTTTTTCGCTAAATCCTTTAAAGCTTTTTGGCGGCGTAGCGA